GTTATAATAATCGCAAACAACAACGATTATACCTCAGCACAAGTGGCTTTAGCCGCTTAATTGCTACGGGCTTTTCTGGTTGTGCCTGGGAACAGAAACAACCAATAACACAAAATATTTAAAATTATGAAAAAACTTCTTTATGTGACTCCTCACTTATCTACAGGTGGGGCACCTCAATATTTACTTAAAAAACTAGAACTAATGATAGACGAATATGATGTTCATGTCATTGAGTTTCAAGATTTTGGCATATTCAGAATACAAAAAGATCAAATAATAGACATACTTAAAAATCCTCTCATTACATTACAAGAAGATAAGTATGAACTTATGACACATATCAAAAATATCAAACCTGATATAATACATTTTGAAGAAATGCCAGAACTGTTTGATATTTCAGAAGAATTAACACAACTAATATATCATCCAAATCGAAAATATAAAATTTTTGAAACATCACACGATTCATCTTTTGATCCCAAAAAGAAAAGATTTTTTCCTGATAAATTTTTGTTCTGTAGTGATAATCAACTTATAAAATTTAGATCAATTGATGTTCCTTCATGTGTTATAGAATATCCGGAATACAATTTTAAAAGAAAACCTCGTGAAGAGGGTCTTAAATCACTTGGTCTTGATCCAGAATTTAAACATGTTTTAAATGTAGGTCTTTTTACTGCAAGAAAAAATCAAGGTGAGATTTTTGAATATGCGAGACAATTGGAAAATGAAAAAATTCAGTTTCATTTTGTAGGTAATCAAGCACCGAATTTTCAAAGTTATTGGGAACCTTTAATGAACTCAAAACCTCAAAACTGCATCATTTGGGGTGAAAGAAAAGATACAGAAAATTTTTATTCGTGTATGGATTTATTTTTATTTACCTCTAGAGGTCATGATGGTGATAAAGAAACGAATCCATTAGTTCTAAAAGAAGCATACAGTTGGAACATACCGATATTGATGCATAAAATTGATTCTTATCTTGACAAATATGATAGAAAAGCGATCTATCTATCAGATCAAAATAATTTAAATTTTTTAAAAATAAAACACGTTTTAGATCTAAAGGATGGAGATGTAAATTCTTGGTGTGAATATGATGGAGATATGTCAAAACCTGTTAAGATCAATATAAATTTTTCTGATAGAGCATGGTCGGCACTAGAAAATAAACTGATTTGTGTTTATGATTCCAGAAATAACTTGTGCATTATGAGATCAAAGGTGATGGCTCAAAATATGTTTATTATGCCAAATGCCTTACCATCATTTGTTGATGGTCTTGTTTTAAAAATTTTTGATGCAAATGAAAATTTCTTTTCGAGTTTAAGAGATGTCAATCATAATAGAATAAACAATCATCATTTACTTTTTGAAAAACAATATAATTTTGATAGAGACATTGCTTCGGTAGTTGTACAGAATAAGGAAATAGATGTGATAGGTACGGAAGATGATCCTTCTTCATGGTTCTCTATGAATGAAGTATTTCTTTCAAAAGTTTATAGTAAAATGAATATTTCGAAAAATGATACAGTTCTTGATGTTGGAGGACATTATGGATTTTTTAGTCTTTATGCATTGAATCAAGGTGCCAAGACAGTTCATATTGTTGAGCCTTCACACGAAAATTTCAAGATATTATGTAAAAATTTAAAAGAATTTGATAATGTAAAGAAATACCATCTAGCCTTGGATAAAGAAGTTGGACAAAAAGAATTTTTATTGGTCGGTCCTAGTAGCACAAATTCATTTTATGAAAGTTATAATACTCAAAAAGAAAATCCAACATCACTAGGACAAACAAAAACTATAGAAGTTAATACAGTTCCTTTTGACCAATTCATTAAGAATAATAATATTGATAGAATAGATGCCATTAAATTGGATTGTGAAGGTGCCGAGTGGGATATTTTTCCTACAATATCTGATGATTTTCTTAAATATAAAGTGAGAAAAATAAGTGCAGAGTTGCATCAATTTAACAATGACAAAGGATTAGAATATCACTATAAAAGAAGTGAAGATATTGAAAAACGCTTGATATCTCTTGGTTTCGATGTTGAAAGAAAACATATTGAAAGTTCTCAACCCGATGAAAATGGTCTTGGACAATTATGGGCAAAAAGATTTCCTAAAATTAAAATCGTGCATATGTTATGCAATACAAATGGCCCAAGAGAAACCGAAAGTATTAAACATATGCATCGATTAATCGAAGTTTCTGGTTGGGTATATGAGCAATCGATGAACGAAAGATACACCGATTTACCCCCTGCTGATACTTGTGCAAGACCAGATGTAGTGCAATTAGAACCTGGTGATTACAAATTAACAGGTGCTCATTATGGAAATTACGTAGCACACAGAAAAGTGTTCGAAAATCATATGAATGATGATTTTGATGCCGTGCTTTTTTGTGAATGTGATGCAATTTTTATTAAACCGCCTGAAGAAATATTTAAAATAATTATTGACAGTTATGATGAATTGATGTATAATAATTTGAATTACATGTCATTTGGCAAACGAATTCCTGATTGGCATTATGAAGAGCATGAATTCTTTGGTATAACAGATAGAATGTCTGAAGCACATTGTTATCTGGTACCGTCAAATAAAAAGTCGTATTTCATTGAAAAGTTTGAGAATACTGGTTGGGACACATATGATCTTTGGCTTAATACATTTGTATTTCCTGATAAAAAATGTGCAATAATTAAAGAGCCTATTTCAATACAATGCTCTGGAGATTCATATCTGGATAAAACACACAAAGATGGCACTACGTTATTAAAGGAGGGTGATATAACATATGAAATCTGATGAAATCGTTTTACTTCATGCTTATCTTTCTACTAATGAAAGAAAAGAAATTTGTCATAAATTCATCAAACAGTTCAAAGATTTTGGTTACGATGTTATTGTCGCAAGCCACTTACCTTTAGATAAAGATACGCAAGAATTATGTGATTATGCAATTTATGATAAAGATAATACACTCATAAACGATATAGGTCTCAAAGGTTATATCACACACTACACCCCAAGATTTAATATTTCAAGCAGAGAGTTTTTTAAAAATAGCACGATACTAGCGGTTTATAGGTTATTACTTGCAGGCACTTCGTATGCAAAATTGTTAAATAAGAACATTATTCATCTGTTTGATTATGATGGTTTCTTACCTACAGATGATGAGTTGATTGAGAATAGTTTGATAATAAACAATGGTCAGCAAGCAGTTTTGTATGAACGTGAAAAACAAAACATGTGCATACCTGACGGTAATCAAAAAGGAGGGTTTAAATTTAGACATTGGCAAATTATGACCTTGATCATGTCGTGTAAAGTTGATTATTTACACAGAAGACTTTCAATGTTTAATGATGATCAACTTATTGAAAAAATGAAAAATGAAGGTATGCAAATTGGTGAAGAATTGCTAGGTTATGTGATGGGTATATCATTTGTTAATGATAGAGAAGGAAATAATGAATCAGATATTACAATAAAAAATTTAGAAGAAACAACGAAAAGAATAGGATTTGAAAAACAAAAAATTTATACAGATCATGATATGCCATGGATTTGTTTGGCATACATGGAAGAATTAAAAGGTTACAAATTTTTTGCCATGAGTCCAAAGGGAATAATAAAAGTTACTTTAGAAATTAATGGTAATTATTACAGTGATTTTCCACTAGCAGATTGGGCCTATCGAACTGATTTTTTTGCTGAAGATATGTTAAAACACTTTAGAATTTTGATAAACGATGAATTCTTTAAAGAATACGATTTTTCAAACCCCGATACAAAACAATTTATTATAGGATGTAATTCTTGGCATGACATACCATAAAGATAAAGTAAGTGTATTAGTACAAACATGCGATTCATATTCTCATTTTTGGGAAGGATGGTATGTTATGTTCAATCGTTTTTGGGCATGGGATCTTGACTGGCAAATATATTTCTGCAATGAAGAAGTAGATTTTCCTTACAAAGACGATAGAATTAAACAAATTAAAACAGGTAAGAGTAAAAAATATTGGGGTACAGAAAAACGTGACTGGTTGCCTACTTATGGCGGTCCCAAGCAAATAGATGAAGGGTGGAGTAACAGATTAATTCATATGCTCAAAAGTGTAGATACAAAATATATTCTTTATCTACAAGAAGATCAATGGCCTAAATTTAAGGTTGATAAAGAGGTATTTGCAGATCTTGCAAAATTTTGTTATGCGTATGATGTTGGTGCAATGAAATTGCATAGAGTAAAACGTGGTGAAGATGTTATTCCTAAACATGAAACTGATTTAATTATTCATGATCGAAAACTTCTTCAGTGGAAAAGAGATAACGATTGGCTGATTTCTCATCAACCTACGATTTGGAATAGAGAATTATTGTTAGATTTGTCAATTGAGAATGAGGGTTTTAGAGATAATGAATATGCTGGTACTGAAAGATTGCGTGACAAATTTAGTGATGAAAAATTTCCTAAAATATACAGTTATAATTATGATTGGTTTTATGAGAGATCAGCATCTACTGCAGGGCAGTGGGTTGAACCTGTAGCATGGGAATTTGATGAAGTTAAAAATCAAATTGTTGTCGAAAACAAATATAATATTGTACGTCCTAAATATGAGCCAAAGAGTAAAGGTCTCAAACTTTCTCTTGTAACATCGTGCTTCAATGCAGAAAGATTTATTGATGAGTTAGCAGATAGTGTTATCAATCAAAATTATGACAATTGGGAATGGGTTGTTGGTGATGATTTTTCAGATGACAATACACTTCAAAAACTTTTAGATCTTCAAAGTAAAGATCCAAGAATTAAAGTTGCGTATCCTAATCACAAAAAACAAATGTGGTGGAATCCACAAAAGTTTGCAAGCGGAGATATTGTTTGTCATTTAGATGCTGATGATAAATTGCTACCGAACTGTTTTGAAAAAATTAATTATTATTTTCAAATGTTTCCTGAAGTTGTCTTGATGCATTTTAATGCTAACAAATATTCAGAAATATTACCAGATGGTCCAGAAAAAACATTTGAAAATTATAAAGATAATGTTTATATTTCAAACGACAATGATTCGTTTTTAGAGGGGTTTCAAAAACTATGGCATTGTAGAAGTGGCATATTTGGTTATTTAAGAATCTTTAGAAATTTACCTGGATTAGATTTTCCAGAGCATCAAGACGGTGATGCGTGTTCTTCAAATGATGGACAGTGGTTATTGATGCTTGAAGAACGAGGCAAATGGTTGAGTATTCCGAGAACACTATATCTAGCAAGAGAGCATGGTGCATCTGAAAATTTTACACGATGGAATCAAAGAGGTGAAGCACAATTAGCAATTGATGCGAAAGAACGTAGAACACACTTTGTTCTTGAACAACCAAGAAATTTAAAATACTTTGATGATGTTTATGAGTTAGCAGAATCAACTTATAATACGTCACTTAATTGGGCCACAACACCTAAAAACGTATCTTTCATCAACTTTCAATATACTGTAGAACAACAAGATAAAATTTATAGATTATTTTTTGATCATGATATTAATTTCGACAAGTTTGATCAAGTTATAGAATATTATTTTGTAAAAATTCAATTAGACACAACATCTCTTGAAATTGAAAAACTTTTAGAACGAATACAACGTAGCGGATCGCAAAATTATGAATTGATTTTGTTTTCAGAAAATAAAAACCTTCATTTTAATTTAAGAACAAACGAAGATAATATCGCATCAATTCAGGATAAAGTTGTGCAGATGGGATATTTTTTTAATTTCTTTGAACAACAGAATCGATATCATATTGTATCTCTCAAAAAATTTCATGAGCCAAAAATAGAAGTAGAACAACAACCTTTTGAAAAAACACATGTAGAAAGAGTAAAACAAACTTCTGAAAATTTAAAAATAATGCAAGTGCATGTAGGATGTGGTCTTGATATACCGCCAAAAAAATACGGTGGGTTAGAAGAAGTTATGTATCATTACATAAGAATGGCAGAGTATTATGGTCATAATGTTTCTTTAAAGTGGTTAGATGATATAACTCAAGCAGACATTGAAGAATATGACATATTTCATGTTCATACTGGTGGTTTTAACGATATTGTAAGAGATAGAAGAATACCGTATATTTTTACAACTCATGATGTTCATCCGTGGATCAATGGAAAAGACTCATGGTATTATAAGGTAAATGATGAGTCAATAAAAAATTCATTATTTTCTATGATTCCTTGTAATCATCTAATTCCTTATTACGAACACGGTGAAAAATTGCGAAAATTAGATCATGGTGTTGATTCAAATTTTTTCTTTCCAACAAATCAGAAGAAAGAAACAAGATTAGTATGCGTAGGTGGAGGTGATGATAGAAAAGGCTTTCATTTAGCAATTCAGGCGGCAGATAAATTGGGTTTGCCAATTACGATTGTAGGACCTGATAGCATTCATGACAATTATAATAAAATTTTTAATGCCGTTTTAAATAATGCAAAAAATAATATTGAAATACATCAAACAGGAAACATTGATAAACATGAATTGAGGTCAGTTCTCAACGAACATAGTATAATTATTCATCCATCAACGATAGAAACTGGCCAACCTTGTCTAGCAGTTTTGGAAGCAATGGCATGTGGTTTGCCGTGCGTAGGTACTATGCAAGATGAGGTAGAAATTCCTGGCTTGGTGCAATGCACAAGAGAAGTTGATACGATTGTCGATGGTATAAGAAATATCATTAACGATTATGATGATTATTCTAAAAAAGCAAGAGCATTTGCGGTTGAAAGAGATTGGATAAACATCTTTAAAACATTAGAGCAATATTATTATGAGGCCAGAGATCTTAAAAATAATTGGCAAAATACTATGAAAGATCGTCTGGTATATGCATATTCTGAGACTGATTTTAAAATAAAAGAACCTGTTATTGAAACAAATGAAATAAATTTAAAATTTGAACCTAATCCAATTATTGAAATATTGGGGCCGAACAATAAAGAATATGATATAACATTTTACAATCAAGATACTGGTAGTGTAATCTATAGAAATACAATTACTAATAATTGTTGGGCAGGCTCAAACATAAAATATTTCGTAAATTGGAAAATAGAGGTTGCAGAAAAAAAGACTGGTACAATTGTATTTGAACATCAAATGGATTTATCAAAAGAATCAGTATATGTGTATTTTGATTCAGGTGCCTTAGGTGATAATCTTGCATGGATTGGTTCAGTAAATCAATTTCAACAAAAGCATAATTGTAAAGTTTATTGTTTTACATTTTTTAATCATTTGTTTAGAGAACAATATCCTAATATTACATTTTTAGATGATCATAATAAAACCTTAGCCGAGAAACCTTTTGATTATCATTATTGGGTTGGTTGGTTAAAGGCAGATCCTGATGCTTGTCCCGTTGATACTATGAAAGTACCTTTACAAAAAGTATCATCTTCTATTCTAGGTCTTGACTATAGGGAAGAACGTGCTAAAATAAGTGTAAATGAACTTGAAGCAGATTTACAAAACCCATATGTGTGTATAGGAATGCAATCTACTGCACAAGCAAAATATTGGAATTATGAAGGAGGATGGAATGAAATAGTTAAATACTTAAAAGAAAAAAACTTTGATGTTGTTTGTGTCGATAAGCATGGTACTTTTGGTGCAGGTGACTTCATGAATCAATCACCAGAAGGAGTTATTCATAGACACGAAAGAACACTTGATCAAACTATTGCTACAATAAATGGTTGTGAATTTTTTATAGGTCTTGGTTCTGGGCTATCATGGCTTGCATGGGCTTTAAATAAAAATGTAGTTCTTATATCAGGTTTTAGCGAACCTTATTCAGAATTTCAAATTGATTGTGAAAGAATTCACAATAAAGATGTATGTAATAGTTGTTATAATCGACACACTTTTGACCCTGGTAAATGGGACTGGTGTCCTGACAATAATGACTTTGTATGTACAAAGAGTATTACGCCAGATATGGTTAAAAAATCAATCGATAAAATCATAAAGAAATTAAATGCTTAAAATATTATCCCCACAAGATTTTACAATAGCAATAGAACATATTAAAAGGTCAAAAAATATGACTTATATGGATGCTATTCAATATTATTGTGAAGCAAACAATATAGAAATTGAAACTATAGGAAAACTTGTACAAGGAGCCTTAAAACAAAAAATAAGAGAAGAGGCGGAAAATCTTCATTTTCTACCAAAACCAACTCGCATACCTGGATTATGATAAAAGTGGAACCTTATGAATGTTACAAAGAATATCTTGCGATAAAAAGACATTTTACGTCACCATCGTATGACTATTTTAAATATGATAGTATGAACATTCGTACTTCAAAAATGACATTCTCTAAAAGAAAAGATAATTTTCTTTTTGCAAAACTTGCAAAAACTTATAATGATGAAGAGATAACAAAATTTTTTGTTGCCAATTTAGTTGATAATGAATTTTTTTGGATGACAGATACATTAACAGAACAAGCAGATATTGCTTATAAAGATTGGCAAAAAAGAATTCAAAGTTTATCATATATGTTTTCAAATGATATCGATAAACTTTTGAATGAACATCAATTTGATGATTTATTTAAAGTCGAGGGTGGTCAGCATCCCATTTTGTTAAAAATGTGTCTTGCTAAATATATTATGATTGAGACTTTTATAATTATTAATGATGTTGTTAATTTTGTACCTAGATGGAATAAACAGATTAAAGAAAAAATAGTCTGGCCAGAATTTCGTAAAAAGGTGCAAAAGTATTCTCCATTCTTGGAGGTGGATAAGACGAAATTTCGTACAATACTACGAAAGAAACTTGACATATCGTAATATATGTGTTACAATGTGTCTTTTAAACTTAATACTTTAATATAACGAAATAAGGAGTAATATGTCGTTTGCAAATCTAAAAAAGTCCCGT